TGCGGATGATCGGGGTCCCAACAGCTAGGACAAACTTTGACGTTATATATCTGAGTTTTTACAACTAATTTCTTTAACTCTTTTAACTTATACCGTTGACCACAACGGTCACATTCCGCAATACTATGTTTACCACTTGCATATTTAGAGGGCATGACTCACCTCAATAAAACATATTGCGTGGAACAAATCTTATTGATGCTTTCTCTCTGTCCTCATCAGCGGCTAACTGAAACTGTTGTTCATAATCTATTTTTAACCCGCCAACGCGATTCATATCCATGTTTGGCAGTTTAAGGCTCAGATAATAAGCAAGCCCTGCTACAAGACATGGAATAAACCGGAAAGGAATGTCCTGAGTGTTTACACCGCCACCACCGTCTTGCACTCTGCGTAAACGCCAGTAAACAAACGTGTATTGATTACCCGGAGCATTTGCAGTGGGGAAGATGTTCACATTAGGTAAGAAGATTTGATAGGCAGATGTTGCTGTAATGTGGGTTGCAGCAGTGGTATTGTTCTGCCCACGAAAACAATTTAATAACTGGTTTCCACTCACATTCTGATAAAGAATGACTTCGTTATCAACTTTAATATAGCCTTGAGAAGGCAAGCTAACCGCTGATACAACGTCAATTGTGGTGGCTGTAGCTGTAATTGCACCGTTTAAAGTTGTAGATGCAACGGCATTTGTGTTGCCAGACTGACGGTTAATCCACACCTGAATGGGGCGACCCTGTGCGTTCTTTGTGGGAATCGTAGCGTAGGTAGACTCAGATATGCGGGTAATGTTGATGTCAACTTGCGTTGAATCAGACCCAGTACGGATTACCTGATCCAGCAAATCTATTGTGTCTGTTGGTATTGGGTATGAAATCTGCCCTTGAACAAGCGGGAACGATCCCTGATCAATTGTCCACAGGTTAATGCCACGGTTTGACCATTCAATTGTCAGGATGTTTAAACTGCGTCGCGCTGTGCGTAAATCATAGCCCGTACGCAACTCTTGCCCGCACCTTTCAAAGGCTTCTTCAACAAGCTCTGAGAGATCAAGATTAAATGCGTTTAAACCACTAGTAGCCATTATCTAAACCCTGACGTTTTCTTAGCAATGTTTTTAGGCTGGGCTACAAACTGTTTGCCTGCCGCCTTACCCGTACGCTTTGCTTTAGTTGTGGCTGCATACTCCGCAGGGCTAAGTGCATCAATAGCTTTCTTGGGCAAATACCGCTCACCTGTCTCAGAAGATTTCTTGCCTGACTTGGTTGTCCATTTCTGGTCACCCCAAGATTTCAGAGACTGTTGCGGTTTTGCTAAGCTACTCATTTATATCCACCACCTGCTGCTTTGTATCGTTTAGCCATTAACTGTGCTTTTCTAGCTGACCATTGCCCTGCACCCGTGCCTTGGACTGCTGCGGCTTTGACGCTGTTAAAAATACGCTTACGCAAACTAGGCTTGGTGTAGTTACCTGCTTCATTTACTTTAGACTTTACCTTGCCACCTTCAGCGTATTCAGTGAAGTCAGTATCATCGCGGCGTTCTTTACGCTTGCCTTTAGGCATCTTGGAAGGATTAATAGCACCCATACCGCGAGAGGCTCTCATACCATTCGACCTTTAGTTTTGCCTTTAGTACAGCAACCATCAGCGCGTTTAGATGCAGAGCCGCCTTTAGCCATTTTTTTAATTGGACCCATGCCGCCAGACTTTCCATCAGGACTTATCAAAACTTCTGGCTCAACCTTAGCTTCTGGCGGGCGTGGTTTGCTATCAGTTAAATCCTCTGCTTCGCGCCGTGCTGATGCTACTAACGATGCACGTTCCATGCGGTCTCTTTCGTCTTGATTTGGACCGTAAGTATCTTTTAATTTTTGCGCCTTCATTTTTCCAGCAATTTGATCATCACTTAGTAACGGTGCTGTTTGACGTAAAGGGGGTAAACCACCAGAAATAGGCATAATATTCTCCTTAGCAAGCGCGTCCGCCAGACTTCATTCGTACCATTGTGCCTTTAGTTTTACCCTTAGACTCAATACCGCCGCCTTTAGCCATCTTGGTCATGCCGCCTTTATTCATCATAGGCTCTTCAACAGGACGTTTAGGCATAGCACGACCAGCAGGCATTGCACGACCCATTTTAGCCATCATCATCTTGGCACGGGGATCAGTCATACCGCCATCAGCCATCTTAGCCATACCGCCTTTCTTAGCGGCAAAAGCCGGGATTTTTTTACCGTCTTTCATAACCATTGGCATACCGCCTTTTTTCAAAGCGCCCATGTCGGTCTTTTTACCACCATGCATTTGTTTATCATGCATACCTACGGCTTTTTTGACCATAGCTTTGTCTTGTTTCATGTCTTTCATAGCACCACCCTTGTTAAATAGGCTCATGGAGCCATGATCAGTTTTTGGCTTATTAACGCCTTGTAAATCAGGTCTAGAAGCTTTTACTTTATCTGCTGCTACAAAATCTTCACCTACTGACTGCGGCACATCAGCTTTCTTTGCAAACTTTGGGTTGTTTGCAACTGCTGCCATAAAATTGTGTTGTTTTTTTGACGCGCTTGGCATTATACAAATCGCCCTTTGGTTTTACCGCGTGTTTCGCAACCATGACCACGAACTTTAGATGCAGATGATGCTTTTGATTTAACCTGAACTTTTCCACCTTTTTTCATTCCGCCCGTTTGAGGCATCATCCCCCCTGCTGGGGGCGGGGCTACTGGACTAGGTAGGGGTCCTGCGCCCATAGATGGCGCTCCAAATTTTCCAGAAGATAGTCCGCCACCCATTGGCTTTGGCATTACACCCCCAGCACCTGATGTCGGTGGATTAACATCATATCGACCGGGAGGATTAGGGTTTGGTGGAAGAGCTGTCCTTAAATCAGGAGCTGCTCGACCGGGAGGATTAGGGTTTGGTGGAAGAGCTGTCCTTAAATCAGGAGCTGCTCGACCGGGAGGATTAGGGTTTGGTGGAAGAGCTGTCCTTAAATCAGGAGCTTCTCTAAATGTGCCGGGAGCGCTTCCTTTTGTAAGTATGCCGCCAGAATTAGGCGTTTGTTTAACAACGGGTTGACCAAATTTCTTAGTTTTTTTCATTTCAACATTTCCACCGTTTAAGACTTGCCGCCTTGCGTGTTGGTCTGCCTTTCTCATCTTTCATCGGTCCGGGCATACCGCTCATCCTTGCACAAAATGATTTCTTGCGTGGACCGCCTTCGGGCTGTGGAGCCTTGAGGTTTGACCCTGTAGCTGCGTTGTACTTGGCACGACCTTTGGCGGTTAAACCCGCCCCCTGTTTGACCGGTAGCTTTTCACCGCGACCAATAGCAAGGGAGGGGGTTTTCTTAGCCATAAAACACAACCGCTGTAGTCGTAGCAGAACATACGGCAGAGATGTTGGTCTCGCAGAGAATACCTTCACCGGGAACTGCAATATAAATTGATCCCGCAGCAGCAGGTGCAGTAAATGAAAGCCTAGCTGTTCCGCCCGTACCGTCATTTAACACAACAGTACCGCCGGTTGAATAGCTAATAGACACGCCTTTAATACGCGCCCGACTGCCAAAAATTGTTGTCGTTGCGTTAGCAGCGGCAGCGGCGGATTTAACGTCAGTTTGCATCATAGTAATCTCCCAAAGTTTAAACGGGGTTGCCCCCTAGAAGATTAAGATGACGTTGAGTTAAATGTACCGTCTGCGCTACGAACAACGTATTCAATAAACACAGTGACAGCGCCAGTCGCTGAAGTGCCAGTAGCGGTATAGGTAACTAAAGCATCTGTTGAACCAACGTTAGCAGCAACCGAGGCAAATGTAGAGGCTAGAGTCACTGGGAAAACACCCGCAGCAGTAATTGTGGTTGCTGCTGCAACGTCAACACCCGCAATGGTAACTTTTAACGTGGTAGCAGAAGCAAACAATGTTGAGGTGTAAAACGCAACACCTACAATTAAAGCACCCGCAGGAATAGCACCAAGTGAGCCAGTTAAAGCAGCAACTTGAGTAGCGGTAAGAGGGGTGGTTTGAGCAACAGTTGTTGCGCCCATGTTGCGAACTGTGCCAGCGGTAGTTCCGGTGGTGTTTTTAACAGTACCAAGCAGCCACGAGCCAAGATGTGAGGCGATACCCATAATAGAGTCCTTTATGCACAAGTCACCGTATCATCTGTGCATCGTCCCCTAGGCGGGTTGATACGGTATTTAGTCCTAGTCGTAAACTAATAATAACCGAAATTAAAATAAAAGCAAGCAATAAAAAACCCCGCATTTTAGGCGGGGTCAAACCAAGGGCGGTCTTTAGGGTACTCGTTTAAGCACAACGACCTTTAGCTGTGCGCCCCTTGATTTATTACTTAGGCTCCGGGCGAACCGTACATCCCAAGCGGATCACTCCACCCAAAGCTGTAGCGCTCGCGTGACTTGTAACGCACGTTACCGGTATCGAAGTCCCCGTCCATAGAATTACTTAGGGGTGTACGAACAAAGTGCTTCAAGCCGTTAGGCACATCAGTGGTCAAGAACCAAGCATTGGTGTCGGTCAGATAGTTGTTAATGGTGTAACCATCTGGAATCGAGCCATTGTTCTCAAGCGCATTAATGTCGTTGTCGGTTGTGCCAGTACGCAGTTTGGTTTCGAGCAAACGAGTTGCAACGAACTGTAGTGCGGGAGGAACGACCAACTTCTTAGGTTTAGCGGCAATCAGCAAACTACGCTCATCAGTCCATGCAGCGATTTGAATAACAGCGTTTTCCAACGAAGTTTCATTCAAGTCAGCAGGCACTGTTGGGGTGTTACTGTTAACGCCACCAGACACCAACGGATGCGATGTGCTAAACAAGACAACGCCGTCGCCACCAACATAACCAGCGGTAAAGCCGTTGTTGAGGGTAGCAGCAGCTTTAACTTGCTTGGTGTACGCCATTGCGCGAGCAAGCGATTTTGTATAACGAGCAGACAGTGAGTCGTACAAGTTATCTTCAATTGCTTCTTCTGTTAGGGAAAACCCTAGTGCAATAGTTTCGTGGTTGTAACGTGCAGTCCAAGCTTCCTGAGCATTGTCATACGCCAGTGCAGAACCTTCGTTCTTAACAGGGGCGGCTGAGAAGCCAGATAGTTTGGTCTCTTCCTCAAACGAACGCTCAGAAGATTCAGTTTCGTAAATCTCTTTGTGCTGTTCGCCGTAGGTTTTATACTCCATGCCGAACAAGGCATTCAAACCCGGAAGCAGCTCTTTAAGTAGTTGTGCGCGTGAAATAGCCATGATTTAGCTCCTTATACGCCGGTTGCGGCGTTGTACTGATGCATACCAAAGTTAATCTTGACGATCACTTCTGGAAAGTTATCAGCAGTGGTTTCAGTATCTCGTACCACATCAATAATGCGAATAGGCAGAGTGTTGGTTGTGGCAGTTGTAGCTGTGATAGCTACTGCTGAATTGCCAGTAGTAGTTGAACCAGCGTTTTGAACTAGCGTTGAGTTGTTACCAATGGCAGTAATGCCTACGCCGGTGATAACGGTTGTGCCAGAAACCACAGCAACTTGAAACAACGTATCTGGATCATCTGCAACAACAGCAAAAATCTTCGTGCCAGACTTAATTGACTGACTTGCCGGATAAAATTGTTGTTGCTGGATTTGACCAGTTGAGCTGTTTGTAAAACTTACACCAAGGAACACGCCGACAGGAGTAGCCGTAGCCGTACCGGTGTCCTTTTCAATTGTGCCATCAGAAATGCGTTTAACGAGGTCGCCGTAGAAAATGTTAGTGGCATAACCACTAGCGATTTGCATCATGCGAGTCGCACCAGCAAAAACTTGACCACCGATTAAATTAATCGGCTTTAGCCCGTAAGGGGCGCTTACAGTAGGATAAGCCATTTAAGACTCCTGAGTTAAATTTAAGAACCTTTACCAAAGCTTGTCGAGGATTTATTCTCTTTAAAGAGCGGCATCCTTGGGTCGCTTTGGCGCATTAAATTATTATCTACAGCCTCAGTTTGAGCGCGTGTCTGGTCTTGGTAATATTTGTTACGCTGACTAACAAACTCAATCGGGGTTTTGCAGAGTAATAACCCGCCAATCTCAATGTTGTCTTTAAAACGACTATTGGGATCGACTAGCAGTTGAAACTTTGGTTGCTCGTCTAGCTTGCATGGCTCCCAGCCTTCCCTGATTTTGGCAGAGTAATTGCGGGCATCCATTACATTAAGCGTTGCAACACGAATCCATCGGTAAGCAAAACCTTCCTGTTTGTCTGGTTCAGGAAGCAATTCAGGTTGAGTCCACTGCTTAGGACGCTCTTGAACTGCACGGGTTTCTAGCTCACGGGTAAGTCTGTTTTCAGCCATTTTAATTCTCCAGTTTAATTGCTTCGCGGGCATATTGCTCAGGGGTCAAGCCAAGTTTTTTGGCAATTTGGATTTGACTAGCCTTTAACTTCACTTTATTGGGTGAAGTGCTGCGCGTAGCCGGTGCTACAACAGTGCTGGATTTTGTACGGGGCTGTTCAGCCTTCGTTTCTGGTTCAGAGTCATCAAAGTACTCCGAAAACCGCTTGCGAATTGTTTTGTCCAATGTCGCATAGTAGTTATCAGACCCAACCGGGATGCCATTGCGCTTTAACTTTTCGTGAAGTCCAAGTGCGGAAGCAGTCATCTCCTCATCTTGACCGAACCAAGGATTGCGCTCTTGCCACGCCATCGCTCTACGATCAGGCTGGGGAGCCTGTTGAATCTGTTCTTGTTGGTGTTGTACTGCGTTTTCTTCTTGCTGTAAAGCGGGTGGTTTAAATTTTTTCACTTCCCGCAGCTCATATGTTGCTTCCTGCATCGCTTGTTGGGCGTCTACAAGTTTATCACCGTCACCCGCATCGTATGCTTCCCGATAGGCTTTTTTAGCGGCATCTAAGCGTAGCTCGGCGGCATTAGTAGCAGTTGCCACGTACTCCACTTCACCGGCGGCATAACGCTTTTTAAGCTGTTGGTTTTCTTCAACAACACGGCGAGCGTAGTCAATAGCCTCTTGCTGCTCACGATACGCGGTTTCTTTAGCACGACGCTCGTCATGCCAAACTTTCTTCATCTGTTTAAGGCGCAGCTTAACTTTGTCGGAATACTCTTCCAACTCGTCTTGCTCTAGCTCCTCAACGATTTCCTTGGGCATTGGCTCTTTATTACGATCCTCAGGGGGAGTATCGTCTTCAATTTCAATTTCAATATTTACTTCACCGCCTTCAGCAAGTGTTTCATCTGGAAACTTAAATTCATTTTTTTCAAATTCAGCCATGATGTGGCTCCTTTATTTGCGCTTAATACCGCGTGGGTCATCAACTGTACCCTCGACCGTATCATCGTTAATCATGCGAAATTCACGACCGTGGATCACTAAACGGCTACCTGAGTTGGGTCTGACCAACACAAAATCACCTTTTTTGCACCACGGGCCTGTTGGAAATTTGTCTTTGTTTTTATAGCAATCAGGTCCAAGCTCAACAACAAACAAAACTGTTGTTAAAACTTCCTCAATCCTGATGGTTTCATCGGCTTTAACTAAGCCACTTTCATACTCTTTGTCTGTTTCTGGTATTGCACAAAGAATGTGATAGCCTGAAGGTTTGGGTAACTGACTTGCTTTCTCTTCAGCGGTAGCCTCAGGGCAGTACATACCTACTACTTGTGGGTTATCGGGGTTTGCGCCGATAAGGATTTCACTCATCAGAATGCTCCATGCGGTTTTTAAGGTCTAGGATATAACCCCGCGCAGTGAGAAGACCTTTAATCTCACCACACAGTCTTTTGTACTCTTCAAATGTATCGGCTTTACCTGTGCCTACGTACTCAAAGAGTTGTTTTACTTTGTCATCAATTTCTTTAATTAAAACATCGTACATATCCATTTGTTATCTGCCTTTTGTTTGCTGCCTTGATTGTTGTTCAAGTTGCCTACGTTTATTCTCTGCGTCTAACCCAAGACGTATTGAATCAAGGGTTTGGCTAGACTCAAAAATTTGACGATCATGCTCTGCTTTCAGACCAACGCGCACACCCTCAATTTGTGCTTGATTATCTACGCGCTCTTTGTCTATCTGAAGCTGGGCTTGTTTAAGCTGGGCATCCATCTGATCTTTCTGCTTCTTGCGCTCAAGTTCGCCTGACTTAATTTGCAGTTCAGCTTGTTGCATCTGAACTATCGGGTCTTGCGCTTGAGTCCGTGCTTGCTGTTGCGCAGCTTCAGCTTGATTGTTTTGCAAGAGACGTTGTGCAGCCATTGCTAACATAGGAGCAAGACGTGCTTCAACTTCAGGATTCATTTCAATCGGTTCACCAGCTTCATCCTTCTGTGGTGGCAAGCTCATACCCAACTGCATCTCAATCTGCTTGCGATACTCAAACCCTAAATGCTCGTTGACGTGTGCCATCATTGCGGCTTGCAACTGCTGAGCTATTGGATTGTTTTGCAAGAGAGCCATAATCTTCGGATCCTGCATAGCAGACATGTGAACTGCGATATGAGCTTGATGATCTTGATACGCAAACGCTTTGACGGGTTTCATCATCAGCACGTTCTGGTTCTCCGTCACCGGATCCATAGGTTTCTGATCGTCTTCCATCGGAATCAGTTTGTTAGCATTTTTTATGCCCAACACATCCAACATCTGACGATGTAATAACGGCATGTTGTACATCTGAGGCGCTTGCATAGCCAACTGCAACACAGCTTGATACTGAACAATCTTCTGCGCCATTGTGCTGGCGTTTGGATCGCTAACAGGAATTACATCCACATTGTCGTAATCGGACTTCTTAGCCTTGCGACTACCTTCTGTTGGTTCGTAGTTGTAGTCTTCAGGTGTGTAGTCAGCAATGATCTTCTTGAGCAACCCTAACTCTTGCTTCATCGAGTAGTGAATACGCGCTTGAATCGCACTCATTACTTTTAATGTTCTTTCAAGAATTGCCAGTGTTGTACCCACTGGGGCTTGTGAACTCATATCACTGACTTGAAGATCAGCCGTATTTGCAAAGCGACGACCTTCCTCGACAATCTTGTTCATTAACAAAAACAATGTTTGGCTTGGCTCTTTGTAAGGCAACGGCAAGATGTTGTCTTTCATCGTACCGCTCGGTACGTCTACATCCCTAAATTCGCCCGGAGCAATCGGTGTGTCGTCACCCTTGATGCGCATGCCACGAGTCTTAAAACCGCCCGGCAAATTAGATAAGGTACCAGCATCAACTAATTGACGAATGAGCGACGTACCAGACTTAGCAAAAGCCCCCACCAAATGAATAAGACCAAAATAATAAAACCCAAAGCCCGGAACATAACCGTAGTGGACTAAATGTTGTCTTTTTGCAAAAGTTTTATCGTCAGGTTCCCAGTTACGACGTATAGCTAAGACGGTGTTGCTGCCTTTCTCAATCGTAACGATATACGGCAAGGCTATGCCCGTAGGTTCGCCGTCTTCTTCATGTTCATACCCTGCTAGGTCTAAATTAACCTGCATCTCAAGCAGCTTATACCTTGCATCTGAGGTTGCCCTAAACCCAAGCTTCTCAGCAATCTTTTTTTCGACCTCATCAAGTGTATTATTCGGTTCACCCAAATCCACATCGCAATAAAAGCCCGCCACCTGCAACTTACGAAGTTCATTCTCAGTCTTACGCATAACGTGTGTAACACGCTCAGCAGTCTGAATATTCGACGCACCGTAAGGGACCACAATATCTTCTGCGGGTACAAAAATACTTACTTGCCGCTCCATGCTTGGGTCGTAATACACTTTTTTAAACGCATTGCCCGACAGACCTAAGCCCCACAACATGCGCTCATGCTCAGGGCGATACTCAGTCATCTTGTCCATTAACTGATAATTCATGTCATCAGCGACACGCGCCGCCGCTTCTTTTTTATCAGGTGTTTCTCGACCAATAATCTGTGTCTTGACAGGTCCCGCTGCGGGGAACGTCGCCATCATGGTCTCAGACTGAAACTTAACTAGCGCTTCAGTCATCAGTGGGTGATACACACCACATGCGCCGGGCCAAGGCTCCATACGCTCTTCGATCTTTAGGCCCAACAACTCAAGACCATCAACGTATGTCTGCATCCAGTCTTTGCGGCTAGACACATCATCTTCGTAGTCACTTACTAACTCGCTGGCAATGGACTGAAGCTCGCCCTCATCCATGTCTTCAGCTAAGTTCTCGCTAAAATCTTCCTCAGCTTCTTCTGCCGTAAACTCAAGTATCGTCTCGCCATCCAGCCCAATTGTTACGGACTCGGGGTTTTCAATCTCAATCTCCAGTTCTGGAGTATCCTGATTTAGCGCATCTAATGCCTCAAGACCTTGAGGAGCTGCATACAAACCCTTTTCTATTGCCATAATAAATCCTTAGTAGTACGCAGCTTTTCTGCGACGAAATTCACGAATTTCTTCAGGCTCATCACTAGCTAGTCGAATGAACCCACCTCTTCGAAAACGCATCAATGCCTGTGAGGTCGAGTCTACCAAGTCATCATGCTCACCTGAAGGAAACGACGCGACCTCTTCAACCAATTCTTCCGCCCAATGAGTATTAGGCACCCAAACGTGTCCCGATGCAAATATATCAGCAACCGAGTTTAATCTGGCAATTTTATCGTTACCACGACTGGGCACGTACTCCTGCACGGGTATACCCATCGCTCTAAGCTCAAACACCAGCGGCGCACCCGACGCCTTAGCCTCAATAATCAGGGCGTCTGGGTCCCACTCTTTGTATTCCTCAAACGCTCGTTTCTTTAACTCCGGGAACTCCATACGCTGCTTAAACGCATTGAGCAAGATAATATTTGCTTGGTTTGTCCCTGTATCGTCAGGCTGGTAGAACACTCCCCACGTCGTACAGGCTGAATAATCACTGCGCTCTGTCTTTAAGAACGCCGTATCCCAAGATTGAATTAAAAATTCACAGAACGGGGGGTCTTCATGCTCCCAAATTTTCCACCATTCCCGCTTTATGATCGCAGAGACGTCACTTGTGGGCTGCTGCATGTACTGCGCCATCCACTTCCCGTTCGGAAGTTCGGATTTAAGCGCTTGAAGTTCTTTTAATGACCAAAACTCAGGCCAAAGTGGGCGTCCAGAGGGTAAAAGTGCTGGAAATTCAATGACTTCCCACTCCTCACCGCTCCTCTGGGCTGCTGACTTCAGTACTTGACCCGTTAAGTCCTTTTTTGACCACCTTGTCATCACTATTACGATGGCTCCACCCGGCTGCAGACGCTGACGAGGGCCTGATGTGTACCATTCGTGGGTCTTGTCGTACACCTCGGGACTCGTTTCCGCTATGGTTGCCTCTTGTTCTGAGTGTGGGTCGTCAATAATGAGCAAATCAGCGCCCTTACCTGTAACAGCGCCACCCACACCAATAGCAAAGTAGTCTCCACCCTTGTTCGTCGCCCAGCGACCCGCAGCTTTAGAATCGCTTTGTAAGGCCACGTCGGGAAAAATGTCTTTATAAACATCGCTGTCTACCAAGTTACGCACTTTTCGACCAAAACCCACTGCCAGCTCAGCCGTGTGGCTAGTCTGAATAACTTTTTTATCGGGAAATTTACCTAGGAACCAAGCCGGTAGTAGGTAAGACGCAAACTCAGACTTTGTATGGCGAGGAGGCATGTTAATAATGAGGCGCTTACACTCACCTTTAGCTACTTTCTCAAACGCAACAGCCATCTTTTTGTGGTGCGCACCATGAATAAAGTTAGGCCAGACGTAGTTTACATACGTCATGAAACTATCTCGAGCTTGTGTAGTGACCGTCAGCTCTTCACGCGCAGCAATTAACTCACCTAGCTTAGCCCTAATCTCTGGGGGCAGTAGGTGTTTATTAGCTTTAATCTGTTCTAGGCGCTCAGGGTTGAGCATCGCTTACCCCGTCTTTCTGCTCTTTAGTAACAAACCCTAGGTCCTCATCATCCAAGTGCAGCAGACTCTCTAACTCTTCTTCAGTCTGAGTCTCTACAATTTCAACGGGTCCCATATACTTCTCGAGCAAGCTCTCAAGCTCGTTGTCAATCTGGTCGATAGTGCGGTGGGTCACATTGACCTCTAAGCGCTCACTAAATAACCCAACTCCGGAAGTCTTTCCTAGGAGTTCCAGTGCCTTGAGACGCACCTTTGGGTCTTCATCGACAGTCTCGATAAGCAGTTTGTTAGTTACATAAGAACGAAGACGGGTAGCACTATTTAATAAGTCCCGGTCGTATTCACTCAGGATAGCCTCTAGATGTACTAGGGTACCTGCATTTTGTTCAGTGATTTTAATACTGTTACTGCCAACAGCGTGCCGAGCATTGCGCCGGTCATCGTCGTCCACTTCTACCTCGCCACCCATTTCAATCAACTCTTTGATTGTTTCGACTGCGGCTTTAGCACGTTCCCTAAATTGCTCAATTTCTTCCGGCGTAGTGTCGAAAGGTAAGGGTATGCCCGATTCAGGTGTAACTACGATTGGCATGGATGTAAGTATCTCTGGTAGCGGTTTGTGGCTCCAATGCGCTGAGTATACCGAAACTTACAAAAAATAAATAGTGGGGTCACATAAAGCAGTGTTCAATTAAAGAGCGGCGAAGAGTGCAGGTGCCTGCCAAGGTACCTATATTTCCATGCCTTTTAGGAAGGACTACGTCCCCCCTTTACACAGGGCGCTAACCCCCATATCCCCACAAAAATAATATACCCCTATTCAAGGGACCCAAAAAGA